CTGATAATTTGGTTGTTGCAAGTAAAACAGCAGTGGGTGATAGAACAAGTGCAACTGGATTGGCACAGCTTGAACCTATATTAAAAGATTTTAGTGACGGTGCTTTAAATTGGAAAGATTTAAGAAAGCTGCGCACACAATTAATGGAAGATACGAGAAGTGCTGTAGCAAACGGCGCTACATCTCAATCACAAAAAACTGAAATCAAACAAGTGATTGGTGCAATTACACAAGTGCTCGACAATCATGTTGGTTCTTTTGGAGATGAGGCTTTAGAGGCCTCGTATAAACAAGCCAACACGTTTGTAAGAACCAATATGGACAAAATGTCTGGGCCTATAGCTTATATAGATAATATTTTAAACAAAGAAGGATCTACCATAGAGAGCTCTTTAAGAGGCATAGTAAACGGAACTAAAGAGGGTCCGTCTGGAATATTAAAACTTAAAGAGGTTTTGACACCAGATGAATTTGCTGTTTTGCCAGGCTATATGCTGGGTAGAATGGGATTGCCCACACCAGGAATGGCAGAGGGTGTAGAGCTGGGTGTTGAGACTGGTGCTGAATACATAGCTAAGTCTGGATTTACCCCAGCCACCTTTATGAAAAACTGGAGCACCATGTCCAAAGAGGCAAAAGATGCTTTGTTTAAAGGTTCTGAATACGCAGATTTAAGTAAAGAATTAGATAATTTGGTATTTACAGCGCAAAGAATAAGAGATTCAGCAAAGTTAGCAGGCAATCCCTCTGGCACAGCTCAAAGTTTTCATGCGCTTGGTTGGCTAGGTGCGGCGGGTGCGGCTACAACATTTGGTACTTTTGAAATGGGTCTTGGAACTTTGGTTGCACCAGCTGGTGTGGCAAAACTTATGACCAATCCAAGGTTTGTAAAATGGTTAGCAGAGGGTACAGAAATCGTTGCTACTAACCCAAATTCAATGGCTCAACATGTTAGAAGGTTGTTACAAATACAAGCAGCTAACCCAGAAATAAGAGATGAGGTAAGGGCAGTTTTGCAGGGATTGCAGGGTGAAACAACAGAGCCAATGCCGGAAAACCAAGCAGTTTCTATGCAGTTTGATCCTATGGCTCCGAACGAGGGTATGTTTAGACAAGTATCAACCTCAGAAGTTGCTAACAAACTTTTACCAAGCAGCAATCAACTTGCGCAGTCTATTGAAGAATTTTCAGTGCCAGAGGTTGAGGGCCAGTTGTTTGCCGACCAGGCACCAGACATGGGTATGGCCAGTTTATCGCCATCAATACTGCCAGACGAGGCAGATCGTGAGATCGCTATGCGTCAACAAGCGGGGATTGCAGGACTAGGCTAATGGCCCGCGATTACGAAAAAGAATACAAAATCTATCACAGCAGGCCCGAACAAATAAAAAAGAGAGCCTCCAGGAACGCCGCCAGGCGTGCTGCTGTCAAGTCCGGCAAAGTAAAGAAGGGTGATAACCTAGACGTGCATCATCGTAATGGTAATCCTTTGGACAACTCAAAAAGTAATTTACAGGCGGTTCACAAAAGCAAGAACAGATCTTTTGCTCGGACAAAAACTGCGAGAAAGGCCAGAGCTTAGTCGGTAGACTCGGTGGCCTGGATCATGGCCCCAACAACTTCATAATCTAATTCATATCCCATGTGGGATTCATCGTTGAGGACTATCTCCAGGTTTCTGGATATGAGTCTTAACAACGCGGCCTGTTGATGCAAGGTAAGTCTGCTGAACAGCTCAATGACTTCCGGCGCCTCAAGCACAGGTTTATAAGATTGAGGTTTAGTTTTTTGGGACATAATGTTTTTAAACATTAGATCTTAACAGTAGATCCAGGACCTTCAACGGCAACCCTGTGCTCTTCTCTTGCAAAAGAATCATGCTTTTTTAACCTTGCATGTTCTTTTTCAATTAAAACTTTTAGCTGATCTATTTTGGATCTGCGTTCCATATCGCATATTTCTTGCAAAAGATCATAAGTTTTAACATCTACTGCCAAACTTTTTCTCATTTTATTATTTTCAGTGTGTATATCCATGGACGAATTGTATACGCTTTTGCACATATATACAATTAATTATTAAAAAATGTATGATAAACTAGTTCACCATGTATAAGCTAAAAAATTACCTTCTCAGCATGCAGTCCCACTGGATGATTAACCAGGCAACCTATGATGCTGTCCAGGAGACAATCCCTTTGGTTGCAAAATATGTTGCAGCTAACGGCATGGATAAAATGGACAAGACGCCGATACACACCATGGCCAAAAAGATCTTTCCAGAAGTTTACAAGATCCCATTGTTTCGGCGACAGTTTTGCAAGTTGCTGGTTGAAGAAATAGAAATAATGCGCAAAGACATTGGTTTTGTTGGCAACAGCGATGAGGACACGCTGCGCCAGATCCCAGAAATAGTTTTACGAGAACAATGTCCAGAGCTGTATAGAAACATGTGGTTCGTGGTGCAAACCGTTCTCAATCCTATTTTTATGGCCATCTGGCAAAGAAGTTGTGCAGATCCATCTAGCATACAAATAGCCAACTACAATCTTAAAGACAAAAAACAAGGTGCCTGGCACCATGACGAAAGCTCAGATATTAGTGTGGTAGTGCCGCTGAATACCGGTGGCTATGAAGGTGGCGGTACAGAGTTTCATAATCACGGATCCATGAAACCTTTGCCAACAGGCCATGCTTTAATCTTTCCTAGCTTTACGCACTTGCACAAAGGTTTGCCGGTTGGATCTGGTGATAGATACTTGCTGGTGTTTTGGCTTTGCAACAAACAACGCCACATAGATATTTACGAATCGTTAGTATAGATCTCCGAGTTCTATAATCTGCGGGCCCTCTAAATTGTAAGGCTTGTAGTCATCGTTTTTCTCTGCCTCTAACAATCTATGTAGTGCTTGCTCATTCTTGGCTCGGCCATATTCCAGGGCCTCGCTTGACATGGTGTAAACCACATAAGGATAAGGATGGGCCTTCTCTTGGGCCAAGAAAGAAAATCCATCTACAGGCAATCCTACGGCCTTGCAGGCATCAACATAAAGTGCAGCTTGCATGTGGTATTTAAAATTATTAATCGCTTGTTTAAATCCTCTGGGCGATGCGTCCCGGCATGTTTTTAGATCCCAAACATGTTGGCCATCATACCAATCAAACCTAGACTTGAATGGTTGGCCATGCAACATATAACAAACAGTCAACTCAGTTCTATCATTTTCACCGTTAGGAATAAGATCCTGGACTATTTTCCTGCGCTCCATGCAAGTTTCATATAAGTCTTGAGTGATCGGTGTTCTGCTACCTACACCACCAAGGAAATCTTCATAGGCCTCTTTGCCGGCTTTTGTTCGGCGGTCGATGTTTGGCTGTATCACAAACTCATCGTCAAATTTGTGCAGCTCCAGGAACACCGTGTGTTGCACTCTGCCTTCTAGCAACGCTGGTGATTCAGAAAAACCTTTTTGATTCTTCCAGGTGTAAACACATTGCTCTACTTGTTTGATGTCCGATGCTCGGTATGCCGGGATCTCGTTGTACTCCTCAAACGGCATGTCTTCATATATTCCTTCTTTAAACTCCATTGCTGGCCTCCTTTATTTGTTCGGGTGTTAAGTTAAATGCGTTGAGATTACCTGCCACAGTTCTGCGCTCGCCGTCTCCAAAGAACGGATAGACACAGTGCTGCATCCAGGACGGAAACATAAGCAGCTTGCCGACCTCTGGTTTAACATAACGTGATTGTGAGGGCCGTAATCTTTCTGGATCTCCAGTTTGATTAAGGCCATAAGTAAAATTGATGTAGCCGTCTATGGCTCCGGAGCTGTTATAAAGATCATAGTGGAGCTGCTCTTGTTCGCCAGGCTTGGCGATTTGATCTGGGATCTTGGTCCAGCAGGTAAAAGAAATACCCATCGGCGAAGACGTAAGATGATCGTGGATCGGGTTGTAATCTCCAGCATAAGAATGAACCGACCAGAGTTTATCCATTGATACTTTTTTTGGTTGGATCTGCGACTTGGTAAACTCAACGAAGTGGCGTAGATAACTAACGCCTAGGTTCTCAACTATGGTTCTAAATAACTTTAGTTCTTCCAGCTCATAATCCATTTCAAGTTGTTCGCCCTGGTGGATCTGGCCAATAAGACTATCGCCCGCTGATTTTTTGTCCTGGCTTAATCGTTCTTTGTCCAGGTAGTCGTTTAAAGTTTGCACCAGGTCATCGGACAGATCATGTTCTATCATCAATGCCGCTGGCAACGAAAAAACATTGTAATGAATTTCGCTCACCAAGGTCCCTCTTCATTATCTGCATCTGCCTCGACTTGCTCTATGGTCCAGAGATCTTCTTCTTCTTCCTTGGTCTTATCGTGTTCGCTTAGTGCAATGATTGCATAATGTAATACCTTCATAAGATCTTTTCGGTGATCTATTCTGTGGCCTTTGCGACCATATCTCTGGGCATACTTTAAGATATTGCCAATAGAGAAACCTATGCCATGACCGCAGTCAGATATAAATTCTGTAGATTGAAATTTGTTTTTAGAGTAATGCCCGCCGTAAGTAGAATCAATATATTCTTTGAGCTCTTGTATTAGCGCTCCTTCGTTGAACTTATAATCTGGTTGGTTGTCCATGTTGGCTCCTGGTTAAAAGTGAAGTGCTCTTGGCAATGTCTGCACTTCAAAGACACATGTGTAGGTTTAACCAACAACCTTTGCCTTGCGATGTAAGTGGTTGTTGTGAGAACTTATGGAGAAAATTCCAACCACTTACGGCGTCAAACTAAAACGGTATCTTGCTAGAAATATCGTCATCCGCATCTTCATCTGGTTTAGCTAAATCTGCTAGGCCAGGTTCGGATGCTTTTTGCGGTTCGTCTCTAGCACCATCTTCAACCGCTGCTAGATATTCAAAACTGTTCTCAATATCTTTTTGCACAAATTCCGGTAAGGCATCAAAAATATCACACATGGCTTTGGTTGCATCGTTGCTGTTGCCATTAAACTCATCGCAGTAAACGCTGAGGTCAAAGGTTACTTGCGGATTGACTGAGGCAACTTTTTGCACGCCACCGTCCGGTCTTGATAGTTTGAGGATCTTGGCATTGCCGCCAGCAAAACCTCTCTCCGGGTTTGGTGCGGTATGTCCGACACCTATTCTGGCAGTCATGCCGACCAGAACACCTACATCAAAACCTGCAAGTTCTTCTTCGGTGAAAGTCTTGTCTCTCCAGTTCTCCAAATCTTTTCTGAGGTTTGCTGCCTCATATAAAGATGCAGTGTAGGTTTTGCTCACGCCAAACGGCCTGTCATCCTGCATCACAATTTCATTGTTATCTGGATCTACGGCTTTGGTTATTTCAAAGTCCAAGCGTATTTCTTTTTTCTTACTGACTTGGCCCTTGAACTCTTTTTCTCTTGTTCCAAGATCTACGATTCTGAAACAAGTACCTTCATAGATACCTGGTTGTAATTTAGCGAAGTCTTCTCCGCCCCCTTCCGTGCTTATTGTCAAACTCATAATGATCTCCTAAAATGTTGTTTGCTTATTATCATAAATTAATATAGGATTGTATACACTTTAATAATTAAAGCAAGACCAACCAGGAAATAAATGTGACTCTCAAAATAACCAGACCAAGCAAACCAAAAAATTTTAACACTCCATTCACTACAGATCACCAATACCAGTTCAGTCAATTCCTGGCAGAACATGGTTTGGAACCGGACCCAAAAAAGGGTTTGATTACCGATGGGTCTATTGGTCGGGCCTACATAAATGTCGGTGGTCAAAGAAAGTTAGTGGGTTGGTATCAGCTGTGGATCGATCAATCGATTCCATTTGGACGATTGGGTGACTATCGTATCTCGGCTGACCAACCCACGGCTGTCTGGAAATCGGAGAATCAACAAAAGCGTAGAATAACCAAAGAACAAAAAGCAGAGATAGCAGCCTTACAAAAGCAGGCTGAGGTCAAACAACAGGAGAAGTATTCTAAGTCCGCCAAGCGTGCTCAGAGCCTCTGGGAGAAGGCCAAACCTTGTGAGAAACACTCTTACCTGGAGAGAAAGAAGGTCCTCTCCTATGGCCTCAGAGCAGACGAACATGGCAACCTTATGATTCCTCTGTATGACAAGCAGATGACGATTGTCGGGATCCAATACATAGATGAACATGGCGGCAAACGTTTTCTTACTGGTTCCAAAAAAAGCGGTAGCTTTTTTATACTTGGATCGGAGATCTTAAAAAGTTCAGACATACTCAATTACGCAGAAGGTTATGCCACAGCTGCATCGGTCTACGCTGACTTCTCACAGCCAGTGATCGTGGCCTTTGATGCTTACAATCTTACGCCGGTCGCAGAGACGATGTTCGAGTTTTTCGCTGATCGCAAGCATGTGTTCATCGCCGATAACGATGATAGTAAAACCGGAGAAAAGGAGGCAACTAAGGCCTGCCAGTATGTGCGCAAGAACAAAGGGCAGGCAGAAGTCTTGATGCCAGAGACACAGGGTGATTACAACGACCATAAGAACGAGCTCGAAGAGATCGAATCCGTTGAAGGCGAAGTCATACCCGCGATGCAAAAATTGGACCTACCCGTTGAACACGACTTCCAGAGATCTGCGGCTGGACGGTTCCTTAACACCAAAGACAACATACGCGGGGTAATGAAGACGCATGAGATAGAGGTGCGCTACAACGTGATTAAAAAGCGGATGGAGATAGAGATACCCAACATGAAGTTTATCGCTGACATGAAAGAGGAGGCCAGCCTCATTGAGATCGAAGATCGGTGCATAAACATGGGGATCCCACATACCAAGGTGCGAGACTATTTGAAGATCCTGGCCAGAGAATACAACCCAGTGAAGGAGTGGATCAATTCAGCGCCCTGGGATGGCAGAGACAGGCTCCAGGCATTTCTTGATTCATTGGTTACCCATGACTCAAACCAGTTAAAAGAGATGCTTATGAAGAAGTGGCTGATAAGTTGTGTGGCCGCTGCTTACGAAGTCAATGGCGTTGAGCTCGAAGGCATACTCGTTTTGCAGGGCGCACAAGGCCTGGGTAAGACGCTGTGGTTCAAGCGACTGTGCGATTACGACCGTGGTTGGCTGTTAGAAGGGGCAACACTTAATCCTTCTGATAAGGACAGCGTAAAGCGGGCGGTGAGTCATTGGATTGTTGAGCTCGGAGAGATAGAGTCCACGTTTAAGAAGAGTGACATCGATCAGCTGAAAGCGTTTGTCACGGCGAAGACGGATGAACTTAGATTGCCATACGACAGAGCTTTCACGACCTATCAAAGACGTACGGCTTTCTACGCAAGTGTCAACGCACGCGAGTTTTTGACGGACACGTCCGGGAATCGAAGATTCTGGGTACTCGCGGTTAAAGACATAGACGTCAATCATGGCGTAGACATGCAACAGCTCTGGGCCCANGTNAAAGAGACGATGTATGTGCANGGCCAAAAGAATTGGTTTCTATCACCGGATGAGCGTGAGCTCTTGAATGAAAGCAATGAGATCTACCGCACCCAGAGCAGCGTGGAGGATTTACTCCTGGAACATGTGGACTTTGAGTCGGAGAACATCAAGCCAGTGCAGATGACTAAGCTGCTAAGAGATCTGGGCATCAAGGCGCCCAGGATGCCAGACTTCAAAGAGGCAGCTCGTGTTCTACACGAGAGAGGCATCGAGCCGCGCCGGTCCAATGGTAAGAAGGTGTATGATATGGACTACAAAGCGATCGATGATAACGGCATAACGTTTGGAGATAAATTCTAATGGCAGGCAAGGGCGATAGACCAAGACCCGGAGTTTACTCGCAAGAGTATCGCGACAACTTTGATAAAATATTCGGCGATAGACGGGTGAAAAAGCCAGGGTTAGCTAAAGAAAAAAAAGGTAATGCCGCACTGGATGATGATGGCCAGGTTGATGATGATTATAAGTCTGAGTTATGATGTGGTATAAGTTTGGTTATAAAAGGGTATGGTGCAGTGCATAGTAAAGAAAATGCCACCCTGTCGAACTTTGCTTTACCTACGCTGTTAATTACTATAGGTAGTGTTAGGTATATACTTATAAAGAATAATATTAATTACATGGTTATAAACGCAATATAAGGGGTTTATACGGAGAACAGAATAGGAAGTGTTGAGATGCTATACACTGCACTCTGTACCCTGTTTGGAAAAAAGATATGAACTTACAACAAATTAAATTGGTTCTGGATGATGAGGATATTGAGATCCGCACGTCCATCATCAAGGCCAAATCTTTCACCGGAGTTGAGCGCAAGCTCAAGGGTGAACATATCATTGCGATACTGAGAATAGATGACGATAAATACATGGCATTTGTAGAGGAGTAAAGATGGTAGGCAGACCCAAGAAACCCAAAGACAAAATAGTAACGACACCTAAACAATTTGAGAAGGATGAAGAGTTTGGTTTGACTGAGATGCAAGCAGCATTTGTTTGGCATTACACCGAAGGTGCATGTGGTCAGACCGATGCGGCCCGGAAAGCTGGCTATGAATTTCCTGCGGTTACTGCGAACAAGCTATTGTCTGGTAAGCATTACCCGAATGTGGTCAAGGCTATTCGGATTAGACAAGACGAACTCGCCGAGAAGTATGCGATCACACCACAAAAGACTGGCACAATGTTGTGGAAGATTATGGAGACTGCGTATGAATCGGGAGCATTTAACGCTGCCGTCTCTGCGATCAAAGAGCTGAACCAGCTCGGCGGTTTATCCATAAATAGATCCCAGAACATAAACATCAACGCCAACCTGGAGAAGATGAGCAAGGATCAAATCAAGGAACGCCTGGGCGAATTGCTCGGCGCTGAAACCTCGACTTACTCGCCTAAAGATAAGTAGTAAAAAAACAGAGTAATGGCCTCTTCCCTTTGCCGGGCCCAAAAATCCAAGAAAATTCACTTGTTGTCAAAAAAGCACGGCATATCAGTGACTTACACGCAATAATTCAAGCAGAATATTAAGATCTGCATGACGCCTTGTGTTCACAACAGTAACAGCGCACAAAACTGGAGTCCCTTGGGCCTGGTTTTTTACCTGGATCCGCGTAAATTTTGGACCCCTACCACCCATATTTGGTCGCAGCTGTGGCCGAGGTAAATATAACTAAGTTAGATACACTGAATCACCACAAAAAATGATTCCAAAAAAATTTTGCAAAAATTTGTAAATTTTGAGACACTCTTACAATGCCAATCAACAGCAGAAATAAGGGCGCCCAATTTGAGCGAGACGTGGCCAAGATCCTTAACCAGTTTTTCCAGGACCAGGGCATTGATTATCAAACCAAACGCAACCTGGACCAATACCAACAAAAAGATCTATGCGATCTGGACATACCCTTTCACGCGGTTGAATGTAAATCATACAAAGAAGGCAGCTGGCTCAAGGCCGCCTGGTGGGATCAAGTTTGCAGTGCCAGTAATGGTAAAATTCCCACCTTGATTTTTAAGTTCAATCGCGTTCCTATCCGAGTGTGCATACCCCTTTACGCAATAAACACCGAATGGGACCCAGACCCCCAAAAAATTTGTGTAATTTCTATTGAGCATTGGTTAGAGATACTGGCCAAAAACTGGAACAAGTATAGAATCCTAGACGAAAAAAATTATGACAAAAAAACCGGATCCTAAACACGGTATCACCGGTTGCGCCATAGGCACCGAGGACGTGGCAATCCTCATGGACTACATCATCGACCAGGAACCACAAAAAGGCCTGGTTCACAAAAACGATACCGCCTCCGAGGATCAATCCTTGCGCGATGCGGATGTCTATTTCATCGACCACGCTGCCGAACGCATCTACAAGTTGCTCAACAAAATCGGCAACACGGTCAACAAATACTTCAATTACGAGATCTCTGGCATTGAAACCGCCCAGGTGATCCATTACCGAGCGCCTAGCAATGGTTATGGGTATCACATCGACTTAGGCCCAGAAGAGGCCGCTAATCGCAAGATAAGCGCGTCTATCCTGCTAAATGACGACTATGACGGCGGCGAATTTTGCTTTAGGACCGGCGAAACAGGTTCTTGTACGCGCCCAGGCATAGGCGATGTTGTTGCTTTCAGCAGTTTTATTCCGCACAAAGTCAACCCGATTACTCGCGGTGATAGATTTGTCCTGGTTGTTTGGTTTACGGGCCCAGCTTTTCATTGATATACTAGCTGAGTGCAGCTAGACGACATCAACATCTTCGATTACAAAGCGCCGACTCCAGAAGAGATCCTGGCAGCAGGACCAGGAGCGACCGTTAGGCCGCTGGATCCATTCGAGCGTATGTCCGCATTTGATAGATTGAGCACTGATCCAGTGAAACGGAAGTTACAGAAAGTAGGTCGTGGCCTAGGGTCCCTATTTGCAGTTGAGACTCCTTTGGATGCAGTTTTATCTGGAGTAGCCGCAGCAAAGCCTGTGGTGGCAGCGGGCAAGGGTATAGCTGCGATAGCCAAACAAGCAGATCCTAGAATAAAAAGAGCAAAAGAGATGGGTTTTCGCACAGATGAACCCGTATACCATGGCACACATGCAAACAAACTTGATGAGTTTGACGATAAATTTATAGGAAATCGTGACGAAGGTTTCTTTGGCAGGGGTCATTATTTTACCAGCGGTTCTGGAGAGGCGTCATATTATGGGCCCAATGTTGGAGAATACTTTACCAGAGGTAAATTGTTAGATTTAAGTCAAACAACAAAAAACTCTAACTTTGAAATGATGGATAAAGATTATTTTAAATTTTGGACTAAAGAGTTAGACAAAATAGACATGCTTGATGAGCCTACAAAAAAAGGTTTAAAAACGATTAACAAAATAGACGATTATGTAGAAAAAAATGTAAAAGTAATGAAAGGGCAAAACTCTAACGGAACCACTGGATTTACCGCAAGTGTAAAACATCCAACAAGAGAACCTTATGTCTTTAAAGATGCACAAGGAAAAAAAAGAAGTATTGATGAAACTTTAGACACGCCCTTGTTTAATAGGGGTGATGGCGTAGAGTTCCATGAAACAAAAGAAAAAGCAATCAAAGCCTTAAAAAACAGAATAATATATGAGGCTGAAATGTTTAGCGAATTGAAAAAAGTTTTTCCAGGCCTGGAAAATACTTTATACAGCCTATCCGACTATATAAGAGTAGGTGGCAAAGGAGCGGAGGAATTAACAAACCAAGCCAAGAAAGCCGGTTACGATGGAATTAAAGTTGGCGATGAAACAGTTATATTTGATCCTAAAAATATTAGACGCACGGATGCTAAGTTTGACCCTAAAAAAACAGATTCAAGCAAATTGACAGCAGCAATAGCTCTGCCAGTAGCAGGCGCAGGCGCGATGATGATGGAAGAAGAAGACCGCGGTATTGGATCCCTGTAATCTATCTGGCCATGAACAAAGCCAACAAACCACACAAAGGCAACTTCTGGGACTCAGAGACTCAAAGTTTTTATAAATGGGATGAGCTGCAAGAGCTCAATGAAACCAGGCGACTGTATCGATTAATGCAGGCCGAGATCGAAAAGGATAAAGACCCTCAACCCTTGTCATCGTGATCTCTGCCGAAGGCCAGCTGTTGAATGATGTTTTCGATACTCTTGAGTTTTGAGTTTTCTTGCACGGAGCTCCCGTTCATCATCTGTCTGCCCTTCTCGCCGAGGATCTGAATTAACATATCCTGTTCCTCTGCTGTCACTATTAGCATTAATCGCATGTTTTTGTTCCTTAAATTTGTTAATTAGATCTGTGTATAAAGATTCGTCAATCCTGCGCATCGTCTCAATGGCATTTTTGTTTACCAGATAATAATGCTCCAGGCTTTCAATGGTCGTGGTTTCCATAAAGGTAACCAGGATCCCATGAATCCCCTCAGCAAAAGATTGTGCATCTTCATACATTTAGTTTGTAAACCTTAATTATGCAATATATCAAAAATGCAGAAATAAATCCCAACAAAAAAGCAGGTACAAGTATTTGCCATTGCACGTCTTCTACAAACAAAGTATCAAGCCAATACTCAATTCCATGTTCTTCCCAATAAGCTATATTCCAGAAAGTTTCTCTAAATATCATCATTGGATTGGTCCTATAAAAAACTCAATGTTGCCTAGCAATACTTGTTTTATGTACAAGGCAAAAATTATTGTTATTAGCATTACGATTATTAAATTTGTGGTTTTAATCATTTTTTATACCCTAGATTTAAAAATATAAATTAAATTTATTAAGGCCTGCCTGGGCAAGTGCGTTAAATGTTCTGGTATTTGTATGCCGTTGATAATCATAATGCTGCTAAAGCCTCCCTGGCATCTCCCTGGTATTGATCCAAAAAGTCACCCTTATAAATATTAATGATGTAGTCAGCACCGCCAACAACATCGTGATCCCGGTTAAGGTACCTCTTCATCATAGATCTAAGGGCCCCAGGTTTGCAAACCTCCCAGTTAGATCTAAACAAAAGATCCAGTGTAAAAAAATACTTATCCATCTTGCCTCCACTTACAGTTAATAATATCTTCCGTGTGTTTGTTTCTGTCCACCCATCTTCTGGAATAGACAAAAGCAACCTTCAATAACCTCCATAACACAAATGCTGTTATGACCCAAAATATAAACTCAATCATATTTGTCTCCGCTTTTTAACTTTTTATCGTATATTGATTTAACTGTTTGAAAATCTGTGTGCTTGCCAGTTTGTAAATCCTGCAAAACACAAGCCGTAGCTATTAGTTGATTTTCTGTAAGGTATGGCTTGTTTAATTTAAGAGTTTTAAGGTTTTGTTTTATTTGTGATTCAATCATTTCTCCCCCTGTTTATAAAAATTTTCTATCATCTCAACTGCGCGATCGTTGGCCTCATCTGCAATTTGCTCCAG